TGGTGCTGAATACGACAAGAAAGGTGAACCAACAAGACTGCTTCTTTCGCTCAAGGCATGGGGTGCATCCTCAAAGGCTGACGCAAAGGCAAAAGCTCAAGCTATATCCGCAAGGAACAAGGCAAAAGCGAAATGAGAGCATTATCAGTTGGAGTTAGTCCCACAGCGGCAGTAGACACTACAGTCTATACCTGCCCAACGGGTTACTACGCCAAATTTACAGTGATGTATATACACAATACTGGCGGCTCTACCAAACACATTACTGTGCAATGGTTTGACGCAAGTGCCAACTCTACGCTTGATATATTGACTACATACGATTTCACATCAAAACAATATTTGCAGTTTGATGGAAACGCCTACATTGTTTTAGAAGAAGGCGACAAAATTAAAATAACTACTCAGTCTGCAAGTACATTCAGTTTTATAGCAACATTTGAACAAATAGGATTGACAAGACAATGACTTACTTAGAACTTGTAAACGATGTACTTGTTAGATTGCGTGAAGCAACTGTTTCAACTGTTTCCGAAACATCTTATTCTTCCCTAATTGGCAAGTTTGTTAACGATGCAAAACGTCAAGTAGAAGATGCTTTTGCATGGAATGTGCTTGGAACAACAATTACTTTAAGCACTACTTCTAGCACTTATTCTTATTCTTTAACTGGTGCTGGTCAGAAGTTTCAAGTCATGGATGCTATCAATGCCACAAGCAATGTTGGCATGAAGAATATTGATTTTGCAAGCATGAATAGAAATCAAAACTTTTCTACACCTGTTAGTGGAATCCCTGCTTATTATGCGTTTGATGGTGTTGATGGTAGCTATGACACCAAGGTAACTTTGTATCCTCGTCCTGATGGCGTGTATAGCATCCCATTTAGTTTGACAGTGCCACAAGCAACATTGTCAGCAGATGCAACAGTTATCAAAGTGTCTGATACTTTGGTGGCTCAGAATGCTTATGCTCGTGCATTGGTCGAGCGTGGTGAAGATGGTGGTTTGTCTTCATCTGAGGCTTACTTGTTATACAAATCAATGTTGTCTGATTACATTGCTTTGGAGGGTACTCGTTACCCTGAGAATCAGGAGTTTGTGGCAGTATGAGCCAACAGATTCAAACTTACAGCATCTCAGCCCCCGGCTTTTATGGGTTGAATACTCAAGACTCGCCTCTTGATTTGAATGCTGGCTTTGCTCTGGTTGCAACTAATTGCATCATTGACCAGTATGGTCGTATTGGTTCACGCAAAGGTTGGTCAAGAGTTAATGCTTCTTCTGGTGACTTGGGTGCAAATGATGTCAAGGTCATCCATGAGTTAGTTCAAGCTGATGGTACTTTGACTGTTCTGTTTGCTGGAAACAACAAGATTTTCAAGTTGAGTTCTACCAATGTGGTTACTGAACTCACCTATGGGGGGGGTGGTACTGCACCAACGATTACTGCAAGCAATTGGCAGTGTGCATCCTTGAATGGCATTACCTACTTCTTTCAGTCTGGATTTAATCCACTGATTTATGACCCTGCTGTATCTACTACAACATATCGTAGGGTATCTGAGAAAACAGGTTATGTAGCTACTGCACCTAATGCTGATATTTGCATTTCAGCGTTTGGTAGGTTGTGGGCAGCAAATACCACTACTGATAACGCTACTGTTTACTTCAGTGACTTACTTACTGGTCATGTATGGTCAACAGGTACTGCTGGCACACTTGATGTTTCTAGAGTATGGGCAAATGGCTCAGATCAGATAACAGGTTTAGCAGCACACAATGGATTCTTGTTTATCTTTGGCAAGAGACAGATTCTTGTCTATGCAAATGCAACTACACCTGCAACTATGCAATTAAGCGACACTGTTGAGGGTATTGGTTGTATTGCTAGAGACAGTATCCAGACTACTAGCACTGATGTGTTGTTCTTGTCTAATTCTGGTGTCAGATCATTGATGAGAACGATTCAGGAGAAGTCTGCACCTGAAAGAGACTTGTCTAAGAATATTCGTAATGACTTGATGAGTGCTGTTGCTGGTGAGACATTAACTAATGTTAAGTCTGTCTATTCAGAGCGTGAAGCGTTTTACCTTTTGGTAACTCCTAGCATTGATACTACTTGGTGTTTTGATACCAAGGCTTATTTGCCTGATGGTTCTGCAAGGGTTACAACTTGGGATTCCATCACGCCTAAGTCTTTCTTGTCTCGCAGAGATGGTACTGTTTACATTGGTCAAAATGGTTATGTAGGTTTGTATAACACTTATCAAGACTACCTCAGTTCTTATCGTATGTTGTATTACACAAACCATGCTGACCTCGGTAATCAAAATGTGACTTCAATCTTGAAGAAACTGTCTGTTGTTGTGATTGGCGGTACAAATCAAACAATGACATTTAAGTGGGGTTTTGATTTTAAGACTAACTACTTGTCTGACAATGCAACTATTCCATCACAAGGTGTTTCCTATTATGGAGTTGCTGAGTATGGTGCAAATGCCACAACTATTGCCTACTATTCTGATGGTATTGCTTTACAAACATTGGTAGTTGCGGCAACAGGGTCAGGTAAAGTTGTGCAAACTGGATATGAAACAGAAATAAATGGGTCTGCTTTATCTATTCAAAAGATTGAAATTCAAGCCAAAAATGGAAAGATGACTTAAAGGAATATTATGAGTGATTACACCAAAAGCACGAACTTTGCCACTAAAGATAATCTGTCTTCTGGTAATCCTTTGAAGATTGTCAAAGGTACTGAGATTGATACAGAGTTCAACAATATCCAAACGGCTATTGCTACTAAGTCTGATTCAGCAAGTCCTACTTTTACTGGAACAGTGACAATTCCTACATTGTCTGTTAGTGGTACATCAACATTAACAGGTATAGCAACATTAACTTCTCAACCAATTTTATCTGCTCTAACAGCATCTAAACCTGTATTTACAGACGCATCTAAAGGTTTGGTGTCTACAGGTACTTTAGGGGCAGATCAAGGGGGTACAGGGGTTGCAAACAATTCAGCAATGACTGTCACAGGTTCTGGTAATTTTGCTTACACTAGAACTTTGACAGGAACAACCAATGTCACATTTCCTACAACTGGAACTTTGGCTACACTTGCAGGATCAGAAACTTTTACAAATAAAACTCTGACTAGCCCTGCAATAGGTGGCACTCCAACAGGTGTTGGTGTACTTACCTCTGGTACTGCTGTTGCATCTACTTCAGGAACAAACATTGACTTTACTTCTTTGCCAAGTTGGGTAAAGCGTATTACTGTGATGTTTAATGGAGTTAGTACAACAGGTACAAATCAAAAACTAATCCAAATTGGATCAGGTGGTTTTACAACTACTGGCTATCTTGCAAGTAGTGCTTATTACAATACAAGTGGAGCATTTGCTTGCTCACAATTTACAACAGGGTTTGGCGTAAATAGCACTCAAGCCACTGATGCTCTGCATGGGTCATTTGTTCTTACATTACTTAACTCATCTACAAATAATTGGGTTTTAAATGGTTCAGTTGCGGGTAGTTCTGCTGGTGTAGCATTAGTTCTTTCATCAGGTGGAATTTCTTTAGGTGGTACGCTAGACCGACTACGCATTACCACAGTCGCAGGAACTGATACCTTTGATGCTGGTTCTATAAATTTGCTTTACGAATAAACAACATGATGATGCAAGACCCTCAATTCCGCATTACTCATCATTTCAGTGATGGGTTGTATGCCAAGGAGTCATTCTTTACAGCAGGAATGAGCATCTTGAAGCATACGCACAACTTTAGTCATTTGTCTATCTTGGCACATGGCAAGGTTGCTGTTTTGCGTGGTACTGAGATTGATATTGTTTCTGCGCCAGCGTGTATTGAGATTGAAGCAGGGGTGATTCATGGAGTCAAAGCAATAACAGATTGTGTTTGGTTTTGTATTCATGCCACAGACGAGAAAGACCCGTCTAAAGTGGATGAGATTTTGATTAAAGGGGAATGATATGCCAGCAGCATTTATAGCAGCAGGAGCTAGTTTACTTGGTGGGGCTATGCAAGCCGATGCCACTAGAGGTGCGGCTCAAGAGTCTGC